GTCAGGGTCATGACCCTAGGGTCATTCAGGGTCAACTTTTCTAATGCTAAAATACTAACCATTCTTCCTCAAAAGCAGTGCATTCGTTTCCAATTCATTAACCATAATCCACCCATGTTCGCTGGCTTGAATCATCCCTGATTGCATCAAATACCCGATCAATTTGTCGGTGTAGGACGGATTAATCATGTTCCTGATCGTTCGCTCGGCGTTGCCATCCTTGGCAAGTTTCTCTTTCAACGCCGATCTAGACAGGTACGGCTGATCGTTAATGACTTCAGCGCCTGAATCAAACCACGCATTTTCGAACATTTTCCGAAAGCCTTCGGTCTTAGAATCCTTTTTATCCCTTACTGGTGCCAATGATTCGACCACAACCGCGCTAGTTACTGGCTGGTCATCCTCGTCCCTCCAGCCGGTAATGGCCACGGATTGCAGGGATAGAAAGACCGGCTCGGTCATTTCGGCGTCCTTAGACTTCCTTTGCACCAGCTTCATTGGCGTGGTGTCCGTGCCAGGCACAACCGATATCTCAATGTCCAAGGCTCCGCGCCATGCACTTGAGCCTCTGGCTCGGTGCTGTGCCTCTTCCGATACGCCGGTGTGATGCACCAATATGACCGAGCAATCGAACTCGTTCATCAGGTTATTGCACGAATCGAGCATAGTCTTAGCATCTTGGGCGCTGTTTTCGTCCCCTGATAGAAAGCGGTGCAAGGTATCGACCACAATGACGGTGGGTTGTTTTATGCCTCGGATTTGCTGCACCACCTTTAAATAACCGGCGGGTGTGTTTAAATCGCAGCCGTCCTTTGATAGCCACATATTGATCGGGGTGGTTACTTGGTGATGCTGTTTCCATGCGGCTACGCGACCGCGCAAGCCGTGGTGACCTTCACCGGCTAAATAGACCACGTTGCCAGCCTTGACCTTATTTCCGCACCAATCAGGCACAGAGCTGGCCATGCGCAAGCACCAATCTAAAACGACAAAGGTTTTGCCGCCACCCGATGGGCCATGCACCATCACCAAGGCATTTGATTGCACCCAACGCTTAACTAGCCATGAAATCGGGGCGGGTTTGGAACAGAACTCGTCGATCGGTACTAACCAGCCTTCGATGGGCGGGTTGAGTAAGGCTAGAAGGTCGTGGCCATCCTTGACGTAATCGTTGGCGTCGCCTTGGATGGGCGGCAGGATCATTTCAGCGCCGAACTTGGCGCAGGATTGCTCGGCGTAGCGCTGGCCAACGCCAGAGGCGTCGTTGTCAGCCACGATCACGATGCTTTGCTGAACGCCGTAAGTGTCGCGCAGGATGCCGGTAACAGGCACAAGGTTGGAGGCCGAATAGGCCACGACGCAAGGTCGATTCGTGGTTTCGTGAATCGTTGCAGCGGTGGCAAATCCTTCGGCTAAATAAAGAACGCCAGGCTCGTCCATCGTGCCAATCATCAGGTATTTGCCGCCGGTCTGACCACCAGGGTGGTAGAGCTTATTCCCATCGCCATCAATGTACTGAATGCTCGATAACACGCCGTCGGTGCCATACAAAGGAACCATCAACCTACCGTCGCCGGTAATGCGCGAGCCGTGAGGCTTGATGCCCTTGCGCTGCAAATACGGATGATCTGGCGAAGCCAAGCCACCACCAACCCATATTTTTTCAACGGTGTCGGCGGCGACTTCGTGCTTGCGCTGTATTTCGGCGTCGCGCAGGGTCTTAGCCTCGGTCAAGCGCCGAACAAAGGTCATTTCCTCGGAGTCGGACAATTTACGGCCAACGTCAGCGCGAAAAGTCTGCTCAATGCCCATGCGCCAACAACCAAACCGACCGGCTGGAATGCCATCGCCAAAGATCAAATACCAGCCTGGCTTATCGCCGTGGTTGCCGGAGCCTTTGGTGCCAGACTTAAAACGGTGGATTTTGCCGTCCATCCGTATTTGATCTGGTGGCTCTAAACCTAGCGAAACCATTGCATCAATTAATTGTTGTTCGGGTGAAGCTAATACTTTTTCTGGTGGTGGTGACCAAGGGCCGCCAAAGATATTGGATAAATCAGCCATCAATCAATGTCCCTGAGAAATAATCATTTAGCAATTTAATAACTTTATAGGTGGGATTAGCCTCAGAATTGTCCCTAACATCGCGCAAGGTATTGTAGTGAAGGCCGGTAGCCTTAACAATCAACCCAAGTCGGCGATCCTGTAATTTATCTCTAATTTGGTCTAAAGTTAGCATTTATATTCCCCTGTCACTTTTTTACATCAAAGTGTTGACATCCTACTTTGTATTCGGTAATCTTGCAAGCAATCGCCAACCAGATACCCTGACCGGCGAGTAAAGAGGAGAGAAAAATGCTTTGGATTGTTACTCATAAAGAAGCCGTCGAAAGACCATCAGGCGCAGTACAAGTCGTTCACATTGAAAGCCATGATGAAGAAAATGCGCTTGTGTTAGAGCGTCCCGCAGCTGATGAAGATATGACTAAGGCTGACATGGCGGCTTTAGCGTTTGAGCAATATGGCGAAATTATTGATCCTAACAATATTGATTAACCATTTACAGGAGAAAGAAAATGATTATTTCAACAGATGCAAAATCCATCTATTCGCAATACGGCATCGATTTAGATGACGTTGACGCTGTATTGGTGGCGCATAACTGCAACACGCAAGCCATAAGCAGCAGCAAGACCGCTGAAGAGTGGGCGCATACGTGGGCGAAGGCTGAAAAAAAGACACATGAATTGACTTACTCGGAGGCGACTCGTGGCTATTAATCTAAAAAGTACCGGCAACCTAGCTGGCAATGGCGTGAAGCTCTTAGTGTACGGCCAAGCCGGTGCAGGTAAGACTAGCCTTATCCCAACGCTGCCTAAGCCAATCGTGTTAAGCGCTGAAGGTGGCCTCCTATCAATTCAGGATGCGGAGCTGCCTTATATCGAAATCACCACGATGGCAGAGCTGCAAGAAGCCTACAAATGGCTGACTGAATCTGCCGAGGCTGCGCAGTTTGAATCAGTGGCCATTGACAGCATCAGCGAAATTGCTGAAGTCTGTTTGAACTACGAGAAAAAGGTCAACAAAGACCCGCGAGCCGCTTACGGTGCCATGCAGGAACAGATGGCCGATATTATTCGCGTTTTCCGTGACTTGCCAGCCAAGCACGTTTTGATGACGGCCAAGCTGGAGAAAACGCAGGATGAAATGGGTCGCATCTTGTATGCGCCAAGTATGCCAGGCAACAAGACCGGCCAATCCTTGCCGTATTTCTTCGACGAAGTTCTTGCGCTTAGAGTTGAGCGTGATGCCGAAGGAAATAGCCAACGCGCTTTGATGTGTGACTCCGATGGCCTCTGGTTAGCCAAAGATCGCTCTGGCAAGCTCGAATCGTGGGAAGCGCCTGACTTAACGGTAATCATTAATAAGATTGGAGCGAAGAAATGAATATCAATATTGCGATAGTCATGACTCTGGCCATCTTTGCTGAAACCATCGTGGAGTGGATTCTATGAACGACATCGAAGCATTAAGCAAAGAATGGACAATTGCCAAGATGGATGAAACAACGGCGACAAACTACCGTCGCCAGATTGAAGACAAATTGGTTAAGCAGTTTTTAATCCTTGAATCGTTTGAAGGAACTCAAAACCGTCAAGTTGGCCAGTACGTAATCAAGATTGAAGGCCGTATGAACCGTAAGGTAAACGCTGACAAGTTGCAAGAGTTGGCGGCTGCAAACGGACTTGAGGCGCATTTAAGTAGTTTGTTTCGTTGGAAACCTGAGATTGCTTCGGCAGCTTGGAAAGCAGCGGATGAAAGTATTACCAAACCCCTGTTGGGAGCCATTACCACAACGCCTGGCCGCCCAACTTTTACCATCACCATGTTAGGAGAAGAATAATGGCATTTTTAGATCAAACCTTTTCGGCTGAAGATATGCCGGTATCAGAAAAATCGTATGAACCGCTGCCAGCGGGTTGGTACACCGCAGCTATTACTGGTGCGGAACTAAAGAATACCAAGGCAGGAACTGGCCAATATATTGCTATTCGCTACGACATTATCGGGCCAACCCACCAAGGTCGTATCGTCTTTGGTAACTTAAACATTCGTAACCCTAACCCAAAGGCCGAGGAAATTGGTCGCCAGCAATTGGGTGAAATTATGCGTGGAATTGGTATTGCTAAAGTTCAGGATACAGACGAGTTGATCGGTGGCCAACTGTCGATCAAGTTGGATATTCGTTCAAGCGAGCAGTACGGCGACCAAAACGAAGTAAAAGCCTTTAAAGCCATTGCTGGCTCGACGCCTCCGGCACCAGTAACAAAGGTCGCTGCCGCTGCAAGTGGCAAAGCTGCGCCACCGTGGCAAAAGAAGTAACAAAAAAAGGGCACGGTTTTATCCGTGCCCGAATAGTCCACACATAGAGGAGAAAGGAATCATGAAAAT